GGAGGTAACGTCCTAGTATTAACTCATAGGAGCGAGCTACTAAAACAGGCAGGTAGCTCATTCGAGAAATTCGGACTCACTCCCGAATATATTACGAGCGGCTCAAAGCCAGACCTAAAAGCAAAGCTACACGTTGGTATGGTGGAAACAATAGACAGACGCAAAGAGACTTATAAAAGTTTCCTAGCATCTAAGAGCCTTGTAGTAATCGACGAGGCGCACTTGAATATATTTACTAAGCTACTAGAGTATATTAATCCCCTCGCCTACGTAATAGGAGCGACGGCTACACCAGAGCGCAAGGGTAAAGCTGCCGTATCTCTTGACGAGTTTTATACCGCTATAGTACAACGAATAGATACACCCCAACTTATTAAAATGGGTTTCCTATGCTCTGCAAATAGCTACGGCGTGCCAATAGATACCAAAGGACTAAAGCGCACAGGAGCGGATTTTGATACCGCAAGCTATTACGAGGATAACAAAACATATATCGGAGTCGTAGATAATTGGATACGGTTAACAGAGAATACAAAGACCTTACTATTTGCATCGAATGTAAACAGCTCTAAGGTCGTTTGCGCTCAATTTAATGCAAGAGGTTACGAGGCAAAACATATCGACGGAAACACCCCTAGAAATGAGCGAGAGGCTATACTAGATTGGTACGATAAAACCCCTAAAGCTATTATTTGTAACTGCGGTATTTTAAACGCAGGATTTGACCAGCCAGACATCGAGACTATAATACTATACAGAGCTACAACCTCGCTCCCTTTATTCCTGCAAATGTGCGGACGAGGCTCGAGGACTACAGACAAACTAAACTCGTTTAATATCCTAGACTTTGGCAATAATATCAAACGGCTAGGGCATTGGGAGAATCCTAGAGACTGGAGTCTAAAAAAGAAACTTACAAGAGAGCAGCCTGCGCCCGTAAAAGATTGCCCGAAATGTAAGGCTATACTATTAGCCTCTGCTAAAGTCTGCCCTTATTGCGAGCATAAATTCATAAATAAAAAAGAGGCAGAGATTGCTAGGCTTGAGCTAATCAAAAACGAGGTAATTAAAAACTACAGCGAGATGTCAAACGCAGAGCTTGCGCAGGCGGTACATGACAAATATATAACTGCGGCGTGGGTATTGCATCGTAAAACTTGCAGGCTAGACGCTAGAGATTTTCTTGAGGCGGTAGGATATAAAAAGAGTTTCGAGTATGTAAATAAAAAAAGATTTAAAGTTTTTAGTTAATTACTCAAATGTTAAAGTTTTGTTAAAATTTGTTAATACTATTGTTTATAACTAGTAAAAGGCTGTATATTTACAAAAACAAAAACAAACACTATGACTTACTTAAAAGCAACAAACGCAGCAGACAAAGCAATGGACAAGGCACTAGAGGCACTTAACAACGGCGAGCTATCAAAATACGTTAAGCATAACAAAGAGGTAGATTACTTCAACGGACTAGCTAGAGCTTTAGAAGGAACGAAATAAAACCAACGGGGAGCTAACTACTCCCCTTTTTAAAACTAAAACAAAATGAAAAACTTACTACAAAAATTGCAACCAGACTTAAAGGATAAGCTATCTTTATTAAACGAGGAGTATCCATTTACAGCGCATCGAATTATTAAAGACCTAGAGGCAACCGATAACGTTTACGACGTTACGTTTTTAACTATGGCAACTATGCAGAAATTTCTAGGGGTTAACCTAGACGATTTTTACTTTATCTTTGAGCCAGATGCTTAGTGAGGTTAAAATACAAACACAGATTTTCCAATGGCATTGGAACAACTACCCCACAGAGAGAGGTTTACTTTGCTATAACCTAAACAACTCGGCTAATAAAATAGACGGCAATAGAAACAAAGCGCTCGGATTAATCAAAGGGCGCTCCGATATGGTTTACTATTACAATGGCTCTGCTATTATGATTGAGCTAAAAAACGCTAAAGGAAAGCAAAGCAAAGAACAAATAGAATGGCAAAAACTACTAGAGTCTCAAGGATTCACATACGTAGTTATCCGTAGCCTAGAGGAGTTTAGAGAATTAAAAGAAAACGAAGAAAAAAAAACCTAAAACAATCTATGTTAAAAACAATTAGAGACGCAGTACAAAAAGTAACAAGGCTAAGTATAAACAAGGATACACGAGCAAGGGAGTATGTTATGGCTAGGTGCCTATATTATCACTTTGCTAAAGAGTTAACAAAAAAGTCACTTACTGAGATAGGAGCGTCAACGAAACACAATCACGCTACAGTAATACACTCGCTTAAAAAATTTAATGTACATTACAAATTTGACGAGGATTTTAAAAAGCATTATAATATTTTAGTTAGTATATTACAGCCTACTCCCTCCGCCGAAGATATTATTGCAGAGGTCGGCTCTATTGACGAGGTAATAAAACAGAGGCAGGATTTAATAGACGCAAATATAAAACTAGCATTAAAGATTAAAAGCCTAAAAGAAAACCTCCCCGACTTCGATAAGTATTTCGAGGGCATACCAGAGGAGAGAATTCAATTTTTTATTAATAACCAAATGAGCGCCTTTATAAAAATGGAACGCGCTACACTAAAAAAGAAAAAAGATTATGAGCAAGCAAATGCCAAAATTAGAGAAACAAAGCAAGCCGCTAAACAAGCAAGTTTTGAGGAAACGGGTATCCGAACTAGAGACAAGGCTAAACAATTTACACTCCCTAGTTAAAGATATAGCACACAATCAAGAGGCAATAGTAACCGCATTATCGTCAAACGAAATCAAAGACGTAGACGATGCAGAAAAAACCGAATAGCATGAACTACGACCTAATAGATAACATCGAAGTAGACGGAATAGATACAAACGACTATCCAGACTTTACAGACGCTTTTATAGTCTCGGCAGACTACGACGGCGAGGCAATGACAGAGGAGCAGCTAGAGGCTTTAAACGAGGACTACAGCTTTGTACACGACTGCGTATATACACATCTTTTTTAAATGACGATACCCGTAATATTCGACAACCCTCACGATTTTTTTGAGGAGGCTACAAAACAAGAGTATACAGATGCACACGATTTATTCTATAGGTCTATGGTAGAGTATTTACTAGACGAGTCGATACAATACGTTTGTACGTTTATTTATAACGATTACGAGAAGTATTTATTCGAGCCACAATCCGAAGAGGACGAGCAGATACTCTCCAGAGATGCCCTGCTTTACTTTGAATATATCGAGGAATACGAAACCTGTCAATTAATATTTGAGGTTTTAGAGTCTGATAATTAGGTAGTTATAAAAAATGTTGTTTTTTGTTTGGTGGAAACAAATAATTGTTTGTATATTTACAAAAACAAAAACAACTAAATATAAAAACTATGTTACAAGAAATCAACAAAGGAATAGAGAGAGCGTTAGAGACTATTAACTATGAGTTATCTTTAGGAGACTTTGCAGACCTAGAGAGGGTAGCAAAGTATAAGAAGTATATAGCAGATATGAACGAACTTAAAACAACAATATAATGGACACTAAAACAGAATTACTACTAGACTATCAGGAGATGGCTATATTAGACTTAAAAGAGCAGATTGCCAAACTTACAAAAGAAAATAAAGAGCTTAAACAAAACCTAAAATAATGAACTGGACTCTACAAATAGCTTTCCATTATCCTCACGACAGATTCCTAGTTGGCTGGGAATATATGGCTCAAACCAAAGAGTACAATTACACAACAATAAAGCTATATTTATTTATAGTAACATTAACCCTAGATATTTAAACCATGAGAAAATTAATACATAGACTACTCGTAAAAAATTCAATAGTACCCTATAAGACAATCACATTACAAACGGGCGTAGTTGTAGACCACTACAGAGACGGACTCGTAGATGTAACCTCTTAATTTTTAGTTTTGTTTAATTTTGTTTTAGTTTGCCCTGCCTTAATTGGTGGGGTTTTTTTATATAATAACAATATATATTATAATTTGTTTTAATAATAGTACTAATACTAATAGTTAGTACCTATTAGATATGAATAAATTATCCAAAGGTAACGGAGGTTGGTCTACAAAAGCCAAAGGCATCGACCGCCGTAAAAACCCATTCAAGCAATTAATAACAGAGGCAACCTCTCAAGAGAACTTTATAGCCGTCTTTCAAACGTTAGAGGCAAGCGCGATGTCTGGAGACGTTCAGAGCGCAAAGCTATACCTTGAGTATACAGTCGGCAAACCAATGCAAAGCGTGGATATAACCTCCGACGGCGGCAGCGTAAACATTCCGACGATTTCTTTTACCTCAGCTATTGACGTAACCCCAGAGAATGAGTAGCGTAAACATAAGCCCAAAATTTTCGCCCTTGTTTAATATACCCGACGGCGTGGATACCTTTATCATAACAGGCGGCAGATTCTCACAGAAGTCATTTGCGACGTCTCTAAGCGCTTTAAATAGTTGCACGAAGTACGGGCATCGAATACTCTACAGCAGGTATACAAACGCCTCTCTAAAGGATTCTATATTTGCTGAGGTAGAGGAGAAAATAGAACTCATGAATATGCATAGCTTTTTTGAGCTACAGCAAAATAGGATTGTCTCAAAATTCAATAAGAGTAAAATAGTCTTTAAAGGATTAAAGGCAGGCTCCTCTGTGCAGACAGCAAACCTAAAGGGATTAAAAGATTTCTCGATGCTCATACTAGACGAGGCGGAGGAGATGCAGGACGAGGCAATCTACGATAAGATAGTGCTATCGATTAGAGGGAACGACGCAAGCAATCCAAACAAAAATATTAAGGTCTTAATCTTAAACCCTACGAGTAAGGAGCATTTTATATATATGAAGTACTACGAGAGTAGAGGAGTGCAAGAGGGGTTTAACGGTGTGAAAGATAACGTCTGCTATATACACACCTCTTACCTCGATTGCCTAGAGTTTGTACCCGACGAGATACTAGACTATTTCGAGGATATGAAAGTTAGCAATCCGATAAAATACAAGCACGTTGTTTTAGGCTCTTGGCTTTCAAAAGCTGAGGGAGTCGTTTATACTAACTGGCGATTTGGCGAATTTAACCCCGACGGGTTACAGGTTATCTACGGGCAGGATTACGGATTCACAGACCCGACAACCTTAGTGGCTATTGCCATAGATAAAAAGCGAAAGATAATCTACGCAAAGGAGGAGCTATACAAATCGAAAATAACCATATCCGAAATATACGCAATCAATAGACAGAGAGCAGGGCGTAATTTAATTATAGGAGATAGCGCAAGCGCAGGAACAATCGCAGAGTTGCAAAAGCTAGGTCTTAATATTAGAGGCGCTAAGAAAGGCGCAGGTAGTATCGCGGCAGGTATCGCATTAATTCAAGACTATGAGCTTGTCGTACACCCAGACTCTACTAATATGGCAAAGGAATTGAATAACTACGTCTATACAGACAAGGGAGCGCAGTTAGCTTGCGATATGTACAACCATAGTCTGGACGCGCTGAGGTACGGAGTATTACACCTATTGGCTAATCGTGGCAAAATAGAGATAAGGTAAATAACATAAAGAGAATTAATTTGTTTTTATTATATGACAGAGACTATCAAAATTAGAGTACCCGAAAATATCGCAGATATTACTCTAGACCAATACGTTAAGTTTGAGGCGCTCAGAGCGCGAGAGGATAAGATGACGGAGCAGGGAATGATTGAGAGGGTTATATCTTTGTTTACAGGAATGAAAAAACAAGATGTAAAGAAATTAGTCTATACAGACTACGAGGGTTTAATGGCTCAGATTATAGCAGCCTGTGAGCAAGACGTAGAATTTGAGGAGCGGTTTATGCTTAATGGAGTAGAGTACGGCTTTATCCCAAACCTAGACGAGATAACGACGGCGGAGTATGTAGACCTCAGCACTATAGGAATGGACTTTAAAGAGATGCATAAAATTATAGCTATCTTATTTCGTAGGGTTACGAATGAGGACGCTTTCGGTAACTATGAGATACTGCCCTATAAGTACGATAAGGCTCTATGTGAGGAGATGCGAAGTTGCCCAATGAATATAGTAAACGGCGCTCTGGTTTTTTTTTGGAGTTTATCGAGAGAATTAAAGGAGGCTATCCAGAGATATACGAGTCAAGCGGAGGAGAAAAGCAAGCGGTAGATTATTTCTCCAAATGGGGGTGGTACGTAACTATTGATATGATGGCAAGCAATGATATACTAAAAATTGACAAAGTGCTAGAGATTCCCGTACATGAGTTTCACACGTTCCTAGCTCATAAGTTAGACAGGCAAAATATGGAGGCAATACTAAGGAAAGGTAATAACGTAACACAATTATAGAATGAACGCATATAGTAGACTATTAAGATATATAAGGAGTTTAGCAGAGCAAGACGTATTTGTTAAAACAATCACAACGGGCGCAGATATTGATTTGAATAAGGGCGATATATTCCCGTTGTTTAATATTGATATAACAGACGCAACGTTTAGCTCAAACGCGACGATTACCTTTAGCTTAAATATACAATGCCTAGATATTAGAGATATTAATAACGAGAATGTAAACGACAAGTTTTACCTCAACGATAACGAGGTAGATAACTATAATGGTACGCTCTCTTGCCTCAATGCGCTTTGGGTTAAAATGCACAGAGACTTTGCAGACAACAATATAACGGCGTCGGATAGTCCGACCTTGACGCAGATAACTTACTCAGATAAAAACCTATTGGACGGGTGGGATATGAGCCTAGAGGTAGAGATGCCAATAGACGAAACAAGCTTTTGCTTTTGGGAAGTATAACGAAAATATTTAATACTCTAGGGAGTAATGTAGTAACGCAAGCAAGGGCTAATCTAAAGAAAAAAAAGAAAGGCGATAGCAACCTATCTAAAAACCTATCCTATAAAGTAAAGGGTAGCTCTATAGAGTTTATACTAGCGGATTACTGGGAATTTGTAGACGCAGGGGTTAAAGGTGTCGGAGGTAAAAGAGCGGATAAAAAAGTAAAGGGCAAAAAAGTAACGGGCGCAGCTTGGAAACTTAAAAAGGTAACAAATAACAAATTTAAGTACACAGATAAAAAGCCGCCGTTTATGGCTTTTAACGGGTGGACTATCCGAAAGGGTATAGCGCCAAGAGATGCAAAGGGAAAATTTACAAGCCGCAAAGGTTTGCTTTATGCGATTGCAAATAGTGTGTATCACACAGGAATCGAAACGACGCATTTCTTTACAGACGCCCTAGATAACGAAGTACTAAAACTAGG